GCCGGCGTCGCTATCGGCCTCGAGCACGAGGGCCTTTACCCCCGATTGTTTTGAGAGGTACGGCTCAATCTGCGAGCTGTATATCCCACTCTTGGACTTTGTGCACACATAGATGATTTCGATGGCGTTAACGGGTGGGTGCGCCGCGCTGATTTGATCTTTGAACTGCACCTTTGTGTACTCTGTTGCCCCGCTCGTTGTCACCGCTTCTTCTCCAGCCTGATGCACATCGGTGTTAAACTTTCTCCAGACGACAAATCCCACCAGATCCTTCCCTTTGTGCCACTTGGTCACCCGGGCGTTGGCATAGCCGGGCCCACTCTGGTTGGGGAGGCGGGAGGTGTTGAATTTTTGGATATCCGCCACCGTGTAATCGGTCCGCTGGCCGCAAAAATCATCCCCGGCGGCCCGCTGTATATCGGCATCGGTGAGCGGGGCCTCGGACATCTTGATGGTGGGCTGCTTATCCCTGCTCGTACCCGTTGACACCCCTTCGTCAAACCCATAGAGGGTTCGGCCCTGGCGCTTGAGCGCGTACACAACATCGAGCCCCGTCACCGTCTTGCGCTTGGCGTGCTCGGTGTACGTTACGGCGTCACGAATAACGTTTTCAAGAAACACCTTGAGAACACCACGCGTTTCATCGTAAATCAATCCAGAGATGCGTTTGACGCCTCCCCGTCGACACAAACGGCGGATCGCAGGCTTGGTGATGCCCTGGATGTTGTCCCGAAGGATTTTGCGGTGGCGCTTGGCGCCCCCCAGTCCGAGCCCCTTACCCCCCTTGCCTCGACCGGACATGGTGTGTGATTTTATATGGAGGACGTCTTTATTTTTGATGGAAGGGTCAAGATGGCACGGTCGACCTCCCTCGCCATGGTGGCCGAGGCGTTGATCCGATCGAGCCTGGCTTCGCGGTCGCCCAGCGCCGACGCCTTGTCGAGTTCGTTGACCACCGTCTCGATTGAGTCGTAGATGATGGCGTCGATTCCGAGCAACACCGCCTGTTGGGCCACTCGAGCCTCGGTCAGGTTGTCGATCTTGTGGTCAAGCGCCTTGGTTTTGGCGACGTGTGCCTCAACCTTTCCATCGATCACGCGCTGGTTGGCCCGACACAGCCCGGCCACCGAGTTGACAATGTCGATCTGGTTCCACACCGCTGCTCGCACCTCGTCAGCCTTTTGGACCTTGAGCAGCTGGGTCATCATGGTGCCCGCCGCCGTCATCCGCGACAAGTGGCGGCGGACCGACGTGAGCTCGTGCAGCGTGATCCGCACCAGCTCGAGCGTGCCCCGGGTGTCGATCGTCCCGATCTGGCGCGACACGTTCTTGTGAAACTCTGTGATCTCGGTCTCGAGGTGGCTCCGCCGCATATCGAGCTTCTCGAGGTGATCGAGCAGCTGTTGTTGACGGGTTTGCATCTGGTACAACACCACCGCCGCCCGGGTGTGGTCGGGCTGTTGCTCGGCCACATGGACCGCCTCGATCCGCTCGCGCCGCACCGCTTCCTTGACTTCGCGGACCGCACGCACGATGTTCTTGTGCTCGACCCGGCGGTCTGCGAGCAGCCGCTTGAGCTCGTCGAGCCGTCGCTGCTCGGTCTCGACTTCCCGGGCCAGCTTGGATTCCCCCTCGGATTCAGCGGTCGACGCCACCGACGCGGTCCGGAGGTGCGTTTCGAGTGCGTCACACACCATCTGGGTCCGCCGCTCATAAAAGGGGTCGTTGTCGTCGCCGAGCGCGGTGACGGTGTCGTCGCTAAACAGGGGGTCCTTGTCCGCCGACCGGGGCAACAAATCGCGGACCGGTTTGACCACCCGCCCCATCCACAGCCGGTAGCACTGCGCTGAAGCCTCTTTGGAGCGCTGGACGATCGCGTCGACTTTTTTGGCGACCAGCCGCTCGACGTCGTCATACTCGTCCCCAATTTGCTCGACCATCGCGACAAACTCGGCGTGAAACTTGGCGAACGTGGCGGCGGCCCGCCCGACCACCCGGATCCGCTCGGTGAGTGCGGTGTCGTCGTGCGTCCGGTGCAAGTCAAGCCGCTCCCTGTGCGTGTCAACCAACAGCCGCATCAGGTTGATGGTGAGCCGCACCCGGTGAGTCTCCAGTCCCTGGCCTCTGGCCCTTTCAAGCAGCTCGGCGATCCGATCCTGCGCGGACTCGGCCGAAGTGGTCGGCTTCTGGATCGCGTCCATCTCGGTCTTGGTCTGCTTAATGATGGCGTCCCACGTGTGGATGTTGGTGGTCACCGTGTTGTCCATCGCGATCTCGGCGTCAACCGGGTTGTTGAACGGGGTTTCGGGTCGCTCGCCTCGGGTCTTGGTCGCCGTGGTGAGCTCGTGCGCGGTGGTCGCCGATGTGTACATTTGTTGCAGCGTCTCGATCGTAGCGGCGCACCATCGCTCCACAAAAAAGGTCTGGTCTTGCATCTCGAGCGGGACCTGCGACGTGTCGATTCGATCATACATTGACGTGAGCAGCTGATCCATCTTGCCCTGGTCCATCACCATATCAATAGGCTCGAGCTCTTCGCGCTGCTCGAGCAACACTACAGGCATGTCGCTTAGTTGTTTTCCCCGGGCCGAACGGATTTTTTTGGGCAATATTTGATTGGGCTATTGCATCCGGATCGATCGATCGAATTATCTTGAAACATTTAACGCCAAGCCGCGCCAAATCTCAGAACTAGAACGGACAACACTTCCGTCATGGCGTTCACGTAAAACATATCGCGTACGGGAGTTGCAACAAGGCCGTCAAAATGTCGGGTACAAAGAGTTTGCATAAGTAAATGTATTAGTTCTTATTCAATAGAGTACAAACCGAAGATGCTTCACCTTGAAATCAACGCGAGCGAGGTGGCCAAGGTAATTGGGGTCAACCCGTTTATTGAAGAAGAGGACGCGCATCGTGCAGTGTTGATGCGCCACGGTGTCCGGTTCCAAAACAAGACTCTCCGCGAGGTGACGCAGACGCAGGCGTCATACGTCATGTCGCTGGTTGCCACGGGCGTCAACCAGGCCGCCGCCGCCGCCTCCACAGGGCAAGAGGCGTGTGCGGCGGTGCCCCCGGTCGAGCGGATCAAGAGGGTGTTGGGGGCAACCGCCGAGCAGGCCGAGAAGGTGCATCGCGAGATTTCGTCCCGGGTGGTGTGCACCGTGGGCACCCGGTTCGAAAAGCCCAACATCGAGGCGTACGAGGCCGAACGCAAAGTCAAGGTGTCCCGCAAGCAGGCCCGGGTGGCCCAACAGCTCCCGACCCCAAAGGGCAATGTGTACACGCTCAAGGGTCGGATCGACGGATACTCGGAGGAGGACCGGTGCGTCGAAGAGTTCAAGAATCGCAAGCGGCGGCTCTTCGGGATAATTCCAGGGTACGAGCTGCCCCAGCTCTATGTGTACATGGCGCTGACCAACAGCGCCAAGGCCCGCCAGATCGAGTCGTTTGGCAGCGAGCAGAACGTGCACCACATCGACTTTGACGACGACATGTGGGTGTGCCTGATGGGCCAGCTGGGCGAGGCGGTTGATCGGATGTACGCCGTCGCCACCGCCCAGCAAACTTTGTCGGGGGGTTCTTAAAAAAAGTGATGGAGACGCTCCCGCCCGAGGTGTTTGGGCATATTGTGGGCAGCCTCGGGGTGGAGCAAGAAATCGCCAAGATCCCGCTGGTGTGTAAACGATGGAACGCGCTGATACACGATCCAATGGCGGGGGCGCTCCCTGCTCGGTACTCGGGAGACTACCGCACATCAAATGAATTGAAAAGGCGCCCAACGCACCTCTGGCTGTTGGAGGGCTCAACGCTCCGTCTCAAGTCGCTCGACTTGTCGTGGCTGATGGAGCTCCACATTGACAACGCATCCCGGGTCAAACTCGAGCCGCTCAACGGGGCCGCCCCAATGCTCGACAAGCTCACGTTGAGAAGTCGCGGTCAAATCTTCTATGGGGGCGACAGCTACGAAAAGTTCATAGGAGGCCACCGCGTCTCCGAGCTCGAGATGCAAGGGCACCCCATAGACCCCCGCCTCTTGGTCACCAGACTGTACCGCTCTCCGCCCCTTGTTACTCCGGTCGAGTCCATCCCGCCCGACGCCATCGAATGGAATTCGGAGTTTGGGGTCAAGGCTAAAAACCCGCGCAACCACTTTGTTGCTCGGATTGTAGCCAAAATAATCATTTCAGACCCAAGCGGCGTTGAGACGATTAACCACATCCGCGGAGGGGGTGTCCTCCAAACCAAGGTGGTGGTCGGTCAGCCTGGGGACACTGTGTTTGTCGAACTCGACCCCCTGAATGGATTTGCAGGGATCATCGGGCATTACGAAATCTACTACCAATCGACAGCGCCCATCAGGGTGTGGTCGGTCGAGGACACCGCGCGAGGCGCCGATAATGAGAGTTGGGGTAAGATCGACGTGGATTTTGAGTATTTCACCGACCAGGTGATGACGGGGAAAGTGAAGGAGGGGGGGCCGTGTCGTTTATATTTCGGCCTCCTTGTTACCAACCTCGAAATCTACGGCCCTAACCTGGGAGCGGCGGCTGTGCACGTTGACTACATGACCAACACAATGCCTGGCGACCCCATTATGAATTCCCACATGCTCGTGTACCGGGGGCGGGCGGTTGACGCAGACGGGGTGGTCCGGATTCCGCTCAACTCCAACTTGTCCCGATCTGATTGTTGTAAGATATGGACTGACCAGCCCAGCGATTCACGCGTTACGGTCGTGGGCAAGACCAAAAACATCTTCCGTTTTCGTCACGGCTGTTCGGGATCCGTGTTTGCACCATAAAAGAAACATTATTGTGAGAAATGGGAAAATGGCTCAGTGTCCTGGGAAGACCAAGACGGGCGGGGCGTGCAAACGAGTGGTGGTCCCGGGCGCCGCCATGTGTGAGGAGCACTACAAAATCCAACAAGGCGAGGAGGCCAAGGCGCAGCGGCGGATTGGCTACGCCCGCCACTGCGAAACCAAGTGCAAAGGCCAAGGGTACGAGTACAATTGGTGCAACCATAAGCGGCTCTCACCCAACAACCCCCTTTGCAAAAAGTGCAATGACGCGCTGGTCGCGGAGGAGAAACGGATGGCCGACATCGAAAAAGCCCGGGAGGAAGCGGTGCAACAACACGCCGACTACCAACAGCGCAGGCAGGAGGATCTGGCCAAGTTCAACGCGTTCACGTCCGAGTGCGAGTGGTGGCCCGGGTTTGAGCACTGGCTTGACGACAAGCTAGCCGAGCTAGAGAGCCGCATCGACAACTGCATACAGCGTTCAAACGACGGACCGTGGTGACCCCCCCCCCATTTATTTGATCTTTTTGATCTCCTCAATCGCGGTGGCGGCGGTCTCTTCTGCTTGGCTCATCGAGATAGCGTAGTTATTATGACACACCACTACTTTTGTGGTTTTCCCAAAAGAGGAACACTTGCCACTACTGTTGTCCTCGCGATACAGAAATCCCTGGGGCAAAAAATACCACTTGAGAATCTCAATGTTGGGCAGCGTGGTGGGAGTAAAAGCGAATTGGTTGGGTCGTATCGAATCCCGTTTGATGTCAACACGGGCCATGGTCGAGTTGTAGTTTTGCGTCTTGAGCTCGAGAACACCAACACCCTCAATAGCCACCCCAACCTCGATGACCATGTACCACTCCCCGAGCCCACCCTTGGAGTGGGGCTTTCCGTGATCACAGGCATAACATTTAGCCTCGTCAGGGTGGGTAGTCAAGTAAAACCCTTGCCCAAGCATCCCACCCCCCTTGTTGAAATCAATGGCTTTGGAAATGTTGTTGAAGTGCGCACCATTGGTTCCGTGGTACATGATCGCATAAGTGTTTCCATCGATCTTCCTGGTTTTACCCCTGAATATGTCGCGAAATGCAACAGGGTCGCTGGCGTTGGAAAGAATGGTCTTGGGCTTCTCGTTGTCATCCATCTGGTAAAGCCAGTGATCGGGGTCGGTCACAAATTCGACCTTGTCCACGTGGCGGGCCTGATTGGCTTTGGCTTCGAGCGCCTTTTCAAAGGCCGTAAACGCCGCCCCTTGCTCTGTGAGAAAATAACGAATCTCGTTGGCCAGCTTTTCCGGGAGCCACTTTTTTTTGCGGATCTCAGTCAGTGTGTGCGCGATCATGTACGCCTTGATTTGGAGCTGGTCCACTCCTTCTTTCTCAAACGCGGCTCTGTACTCTTTGTAGAGCGTCTCATGCGCAGGTTTTTCGTCGACAAATTGAACGTCGTCGTCGTCGTCATCATCATCGTCGATCACAATCACGTCGGCGTTCGCGGGTCCAGCTGCCATTTGGAACCCCTTGTTTCCCTAGTGATATTTACGCAATATTCCGTGGGGGGTGGGGTGCAAAAGAAATTCAACGCGCTAGTGATTTGCTCGACTAAGCCCAAAAACGTGGACCTGCGCCACGCCCGAGGGACCGACCCTGAGGTCCAAAAGTCGGTCCAGGCGGGACGGCGGTTTGAAGAGGTTATGGCTAACATTGTCAAGACAGTAGAGCGCGAGCAGCTGGAGTGCATTGGGATTTATTGTCGGGCGGGCCACCACCGCTCGGTGGCGTGCGGCGAGCTCCTGAAAAAACACGTGTATACGCTTGCAACAGTGCGCCACCTTACCATTTCCAGGTAAAGGTAAAGGGGTGTCAAACGTCGAGCGGCGGCGACTCTATGTCCGTCAAAGGAAGAGGGGAAGGCGTGTCTACGCCCTCGACCCACCACCCACCGACGTCGACCCACTCTCGGGGCTCAGACCCTTCTCCCGCAGGGGGGAAAACGTTGACAGGGGATGGAGTTAAAGACGGGATGTAAATCACGGCGTCAGGAGGCGAACACGAATACTCAACCAGTCTCCGAGGATCATTGGGGGACGACAGCGCCCTGGCATCGTAGTAGGTCCCGTGATCCGGGGGTTCCGGACTCGGCGTGCAGCTGGAGGCCGGCTCTGAAGCGGTTACTGGGCTCAGCGAATACGTCGACGCGGTCGCCCAGCGGCGGTCTTCAAGAGCGTAGACGGGCTGCTCCTCGAACGAGGGCATTACAAAAGTTTGCGGTGAAATTTCTTGCTTTGGTTCGGGCTTTTTCTTTGCCCATCCCAACCACTCCCACACCCCTTGCCAAAACACCGGACAACAACCCATTGTTTGTTTAAGAAGAATTAACAAAAGTAATTATTTTCGAGTGTTAACCGCAAACTCGAGTCATTTCCGCACAAAGGGGATTACCATGGACATCCAGTGGTACCGTGGTCTTCAGCCCGCCGATCGACACATTTATTACCAGAGCAGGCAGCGCACAGGCGCGACCTACCAGATCAACGTGGAGCCGCTTTTCCGCGGGAACTGGGCCCTCTGGGAATCCGCCTTGGTTGCCGACAACGACCGCCGCGCCGCCGAATACGATCGCCACGCCGCCGAGGAACAGGCCTGTCGTGATCGTCAGGCTGCCAAACAGGCCGCCAAACAGGCCGCCGAGGCTGCCTTCATTCTGGAGCAACAACGCGAGCAAGCCATCAAGGAGCGCGACGAGTGGGCGGCCGAGGCCGATGTTCACCGCGCCAAGCTTTTGGAGGTTGAGGCCAAGATGGCCGAGATTACGCAGCGCCTCCCCGACCGGTCTCGGCGGCGGTGGTTGTGTTGGCCCCGCCAGCGCCGCCAGCCATCGACGGCCCAGGAGTCTGTTCCGCCTCCGTACGAGGGCAAAGCTTAGGTGCGTGGTGGCATAGTTTAAAGCCTGCTCGCCAAGTAAACTCGACCCCCAATCACGTCCTTGAACGCGTAAAAGAGTTTGTCACCGCTGACAATTGTGTGTGTCACCGATGGGCCGCCATTTGTGATCAGCTTGGTCACCTCCACCACCATTAGCACGTCGGCCGCGCTCTTGATCCCGCTGTCGATCGTAAGCAGAGTCGCTACATTTTTACACCTTTCACGCACCTGATCGAGCCCAGGCCAGGCCTCGGCGGCGTACACCATTAGGCACTCGATTTGCCCCCGCTTTTTCATTGCTAACAACTTGTCCAGCTCACGCGGCCGATTCTCCACGTCGAGGTGCACTGTCTGGTACCTGGTTGTGGTAGGACCATCGTCGTCAACCTCGGTCTCGCGCTCCTCACACCCAAATATCTGCAACCACTTTGACGCGGCGTCCTCTTTGGCTTCCTTTTTGGTTTGCTTGGGCCCACTCTTGCTCGTCTGACCGACAACGCTCAGCGTGCAAGTAAAAATGGGGGCATGGTCGCCGCCCCCGGTCCGGTCAAACGCGTACACGGGTGCGCCCACCCCCGTTTTTTGAATCAACTCGTTGATCTGGCTGATAGAGGACATTCAGCTAATTGGCTGCGAATGCTGCGAGCGCCCATCCCACAAAAGAAAAAACAAATTGACAAAAAGGCGAATATTTAATTGAGAGTTTTCACCAACTTTGACAGGCGGACAATAGTCTGCCTGAGCTCCTTGTTCTGGCTCATCAGAGCTTTGCAGTCGCGCTCCAGCTTCTCGATAGTCGTGATCTGCTTGACGCGACTCTTTGCAGCGTATGTTCGCCCCAGATAGCGTCGCCTCAATTTCTTGAGGGCGTTTCGCTCGTTGAGCGTCAGGTCGGCGGTATCTCGGCGAGAAGCAAATTCTTGTGGGCTCAAACGCACCACGCCTATCCCTCCCAGCTTCTCGATCGCCCGCATCTCCATCACTGTCAGAGACCCCTCCATCGCGCCAAATCGGTTGTGGCTCAATTTTGATTTTGGCCCGGGCAAGTTAACTGGACGTACATATGACTCATTATGTTATGTGTTAGTCAGCGGCTGAGTCATATGGTCCAACTGGATTATCGGGCGGGTTAAGCGGTTTCTGGGTCATACTTCACCAAGGACCATGGCCGGACGCGTGGATGGGGACGAGTGGGTGGCAATTGAGTCCAAGGTCCCTGATCCGCCGACAATTGGGCAGGTCATTGGTGTCGGGAGCAAGACCATCCGGGACAAATTGTGGAAGGGCTCTGAGGGCTCTGATCTGATCGAGCTTTTCAAGGAACTGTCGGCCGAGCTTAAGCACCGGAAGGTGAATCCGGACAAGCTCAAGATGGTGGCCAACGTGATCAAGAGTCAGCTCCCATGCGAGTGCCCGACCCCGGCGGACATGCGTCGGATGGTCTTTGGGATCTACGAGGGCGGGTTTTCCGAGTCTGTTCCCGAGCTTCTGTCGCCACTAACGTGGACAGTCGAATATTGCCCCCGGTCGCCCACTAGCTCGCCCACGCCGTCATCTGGTGCGGAGACTTTGTTCGGCGACACCCCCCTGCTTGCGCTGGAGTAGATAGATTTGCTTTAATGGGTCAGCGGCGCTTCTTTTGTCGCGCAAGCATCGTTTTGTACATAGTAAACATGACCTGTTGATCCGGGGCATGCACGGGGTCTTTGTTTTTGAAGTGGCGCACTGCAACGTCGTACACATTCATGTCGAAATTGAGCGCGGGGCACCGCCCAATCTCTAGTTTGGGAAACATGAAGAAGACATCTTCGTAGGTGTGGTGCGAGTTGATCCACTTTCGATCGCACTCCCTTTGCAGCGCTGCATCCGTTTCCAATTCCGTCTTGGACAAGTCGTAAACAGGTGGTGGTTCGTAAACCCGGCTAGTTCTGCACCCCATTTTTTTCCCTTAAATGAGAGATAAAAAATGGACGGGCTGGTCCAAGTGGTGTCCGAAAAACCAAACGTGCCCAACCCGCCGGCCGGCCCCGATGCAACCGTGTACAACACGTTCGAGGTGGCCAATGTTGAAATTGGTGACTTCTCCAACTGTGTACACGCACCAACGGGGTTGATCCGGAGGGTGCACGTGGAGGGCTGCCCCGACGCCACGATTGTGACCGACACTGGGCTCGCGATTCCCATGGGCAAACCCGAAAAGGCCGACCCCAACGTCGTCGACGCGCTCAACAAACACAAGTATGTCAACATCCTGGGCGGAAGCATGGACTACCCCGGGAGAGAGCCCACCGGTGAGGAGACCAAGGCGATCGAACGGCGCGAGGTGGTGTCGCTGTCCGGGATGGCTCTCAAGGTCATGCACCCGGACCTGGAGGGCACGTCGTTCAACGTTTGTTTTGAGATGCTCGACGGTCAGACGTTGACCGAGACCGCTCACGCGCACGCTTACCACCTCGATCACTGCAAGCACCCCACGCACTACCTCCACCTTCGGTTTGACAGCGGCGGGAAACGGGCATGGATCCGCCCGCCGGTCGGCAACCCCATCGAGTTTGAGACCGCGGACGACGTCTACATTGTGCTTGACGACACACCCTTTGGCAACATTTTCAAAGGGGTGGCTGACAAAGGACTTGAGAAAATCAATGTCTCTACGCTCAACCTGTCGCGGGTTTCTGGGATCACCATAGGGACCGAGGGCGCCGCGCTCATTGAGCTGCGGGCGGGCCACTACCGCGCTCGTTACGCCGGGGGCGCTTATGTGTACGTGTGATTTACTGTGAATCTTTGGGTTATATCATGAGGGTCTGCCCTAGGCGCAGCGTCGCCATAAATGTTCCGTCGACCAACTCGGGCTTGTCGTCCACCATAGTCGTCTCACTCGCCTTGGCCAGCGCGTCGCAGTAGGGAATGTGCGATTCCTCGGTCCACGGCTCCCCATTGGCCATGGCGCGCACCGTGTTGAACACGTCTTTGTAGAGCGCGTTGTACCCCTCATCCTGCCCAAAATCAAGGTCAAACACGCGCTTGATGTACCGGTACTTTTCGTTGCGGCTTAGGGTCGCCGTGATCCGGATCTCACCCACCGTGTGCACTAGCCAATTGCCCTCGGGGTGCTCGATGCAAACATAGATCCAACAAATCGACGCCTTTCTACCGAGCAACAGGATCGTCTTGTCTGTCTTCCCAAATTGCCACGCTTTCGGGCTGGTCAGGTCGCCCCCGACGTACCGAACCACCGGGACCTCCGACTCGAGCAACAACCGGTGGACCGCGTCGTGCACCACCCCGTCGCTCACCACCCCTTGCCTGGTCATGATCTTGGCCTGCCCCCCAAAGTACTGTGTCACCTTTTCGATGTCGCCAAACATGGACAGAGCGGGCTGCGAGATCATGTTGATTGCTTCAACCAGGGGGTCGGTCACGATGGGCTGGTACGGAATGTCGAGCGCAATCACCGTCGGGCTCGACGCCGCATGTGGGTGGTCCGCAATGTCGCGGACGCGACGGTTCAGGAACCTGGACGGGTGGACCTTGCCCATCGTGAGCACCCCACCGAGAACATTGGCCCGCTGTACCGCCCCGATTATTCCGACCGACAGCGTCATCATCGCGTGTTGACACACCCGGGCCAGCCGCGACGCCACTCCGCCATAATCGCCCCCGACGTCAATCTCAAAATTCCCGCCGTTGGGCATGGTCACCAAAAACAAAAACTCGTAGATGGTCTGGCGCGCCGCACCCGCAAACCGGATCGACCCGGGGGTTTCCTTCGAGGCCTTGGCCACTCCGTCGACCCCGACGAACCCGACGTTGAGCGTGGGTGGCGCGATAAACACTGACGGGTGCGTTTGGATCAGCGTCTTGATCAGCGCCACCTGGCCCTCGCGGGACATCTCATCGCTGGCCATCAGCGCAAACACGTTAGACGCCATAGCGGCCGCGTTGTGCACAAACTCGTTGATGTGGTCCACCTGGATGTTGCGGTCGAAAACGATCCGCATCTCCGCCGCCGCACGCTCAAGGTAATACGCCCCCACGACGTTGGTGTCCACAAAACCCTTGATAAACAACGGATTGGTTTGGAGCGACTTGCACAGCGCTTCACACCGAATGACCGTCGCGAGAAGCGACCGGGTGTCCAACATCCCCACCGTCTTGGGGCCCTGGATCTCAAGGCCATGCTTGTGCGCCTCGATCGCCGTCGTCCCGTCCTCCTCCGTAACACCATTGGCCGGGTCGCCGAGCACCGGAGCGGGATGCGACACCGACGGCGACACCGGGTTGGGCTGGTACACGGGTAGGATCGGGTCGAGCTCGGCGAGCGTCGGGAGCGCGGAAATCTCGGCGCTCCATCCGCCGCCGACGTCGATGTCGTCAAGATCGTCGTCAAACAACAAGTCGCCAAAGTCGTCGTCATCGACGCCCCCTATCGCGTTCTCTTGCGGAAAGGTGGGCATCGCGTCTTCGAAATCGTCGGCCGCCATCTTCAACCCTTCTTCCAGCTTGGCCTTCTTGGACTTGCGGGGGCGGGACGCCGACGCGTCCTTTCGGGCGTACTGGGGCATCTTCATCACGGTTCCCGCATCGGCCTGTGCCTCCTCGATCGCAGCCTTGTACAGCCGGCTGAGGGCCTTGCGCCGCTCCGGAGGGACGTCGTCGTATGCCACATCGATCGCAAACTCGCGCGCCACCATCGAGCCGTCGTCGCCTTTAGTGCGAAACGTGTCGATCTTTGTCTCGATGTCGGGCACCGCCCGGTACGCCGCCTTGTCGCCGACCCGCGCAAACATGGCGTTGAGCGGGCCGAGCTCGATGTGGGTCCGCAACACCTCGGCCAGAAACCGCTCGAGCTTCGAGGGCTCGGTCGCCGAATCGATCCGGCCGGTGGGCGGGTTGGCGTTCCGGAGCGCCATGATGACCGACTCGGGCGACACACTCATCGACTCCATGTCGTACTTTGGGATGGACGCGGGCCACCCCCGCCCGGCCTCGACCTTGTTGTGACCGACGCACATAATGAATTCCCCCGACGCCTCAGTCACCGCGCCCGCCCCGAGGATCGGGGGCAGTGGCGACTCCCGGATCGCGTTGGCCTCGGGCGAGGTCTGGATCATCGAGGTGACCGGGCTAGCGTCCGTATACATGGCGGGTTGCACTGGGGTGCCCGACGCAATCCACTCGGTCATCAGCCTGACGCACTCGGGGCGGGTGTTGATCGGGACGACTGCCTGGTAGTACCCGAGCGACTTGGGGTTGCGCATTTCCGTCAACACATCCTCGGTCTTGGACGGGTTGTTGTGAATAATCCGCTGACAGTCCACCAGCGCCCGGTCGATCATCTTGGCGCGTCGGACAAGAATCGCGATGTCGTTTGCCACAAATCGCTCGGTCGCCGGGCCAAGCACGTTCTTGAGGGTAAGGCACCGATCGACGTGCACTTTAAGCGAGTCGTGTCGGACCAGGAGCATCGCCGCGGTAAAGACGTACCGCAACAAGTGGCCAAAGACCACCCCGGTTCGCGACGGCGCAAGCATTCGGCCCATGACCGTGGCCGTCATGAACCACACCGTCTCCTTGGAGCTCCGGCCAATGCCCTGGTCGATCCGAAACGCGCCGTCGGCGGGGTTGATCAGCGATGACGCGTAGATGTGCACGGCGGCGTTGATCAACATGGCGTGAAAGGTTTCCTTGACCGCGATGTCGACCGAGAGCGGGGTAGCACCGGGCATTCGCTCGGCCCGCTTTGCGGTGGCCAGCTGGATCTTGACCAGCCGCGACTCGTCGATGGTCATCAGCGTGTTCCACACCGCCGCGATTGCCCGGCCGTGGTGGCGGAGGACGTGGCCGACGTTTTCAAAGACGGCATCCGGAGTGACTCGCCGGATCATGGTGGCCATCTCGCACGACAGTTCCTGGCGAACACACGCCGGTGTGGCCCGCCGCAGGTACCCCGTTTTCTTCCCATTGCGGTGAGCATCGTGGAAGTGCTTGTCCATCCGAAGAAAGGAGATGGGGGGAGGGGTCTGAGCCTACGTTAACGGATAGTAAGCAAAAAACCGGGGGTCAATCGTATTAATAGCCCAGAGCCCGCGAGCCATGCCCTGCGCCGGGAAGCGTGTCGGGCGCGGGTCCAAGGGCGCGAGAAACCGGATGGTGATTGTGGTGGCGCCGCCGGGAGGGGGCAAGACCACCGCGTCGACACTGATCCGGAGCCGACACAAATAGTTGGGATGGGAGTGCGCATTTACTTTTGCGTACAATGGGGGGTGGGTCCGACAGAGCGTGTTGTCAAGATTAATCAAAGCTGTTGGGTTGGATACAAGCATAACGAAGGCGGTGACTGGATCAGTGCTCCTGGACTCGGCGGTAGGTGAGGTTGAACCGGGGTTCCTTGATCCGAGCCTGGGTCGGAACCTGGTGGTGGTAGTGATTTTGGGTGCCCCGCCCCATCACCACGATGCTCCCGCTGGGCAGCTCGAGGCGGATCTTGACCGAGTGGTCGTCGCGCCGCCGCAAATCAAAGAACCGCGCAGCCCCAAACGAGCACGACACGATCCGTTCGTCAACCAGATCGCGTTCGTCGTCGGCGTGCCACCCGATGTTCTGTCGGCCATCGGCGTACCAGTTGAGCAGGCAGTAGTTGGGGACAAAGTTTCCGCCGGTCGCCTCGGTCGCCCGGTCGCCAACCCTGTCGACCACCAGGGGGAACGGCGGGGCTCCGGCGTTGTCGATCCCCGAGTACCGGTAGTTGAGGCGGTCGTGAAGCGCAAAAAAGCACGTCTTTCGGTTCTGCATGCAATCGCGTCCGCACACTTTGATTGGTCGCTGCTCCCAGTTGGGCAAGGCGACAAGTTCTTCGCAGATGGCTCGACACTCGCTGTTGGTCCACACGCCGGTATACAGCCAGATGTCGGCGTCGGGCACGTCAATTTTTTCGACGACGTGGGCCAGCTTCTTTTGTGGCCCTGCGGGTCCCGCCTCAAACATGGTGATGATCTTGGGCTGCGCCATCAGTGCTCTATTAACACTATCGTGTACAACAAATCTCAACTTGATCGTGGGTATTTTGTGGTTTAATACGTTGCATCGCAACAAACGCACAAGCCCGCAAAACACAAGAATGGAGATCAAACCCCCTAAAATACACACCATTGAAAGCAAGAGCTTGTAAATGCGCTCGTACTCCTCCTTAAGAATGTCTCCGTCAGAAGAGTCGAGAATCACGATCCCCCACATCCACATTGCGATTCCCATGGCCATTGAGACGCTCACAAGAGTCGTGAACCACCACGGAAGATCCTTCAATCCCCAATTCTTGCAGAGCTGCATCGTGTACACGACGATCCCAAACAGGTTTGCTCCCGCTGAAATCATCGCAAACGCAAACGGGTTGTGCTTGAACCGATTGTCGCACGGGAAGTCGGGGTATGACACAAACGAAAACACGAGGTAAAGCGTCATTATGACCGCGATGAAGATGATTGCGAGCAACAGCTGCGATTTTTCAATGTCCCGAAGCCCCTGCTTGACTGGTAATGGAGAAGGGTGCTCGGTGGCGAGGTCGGTGACCGCCTCGTTGTACGATGGCAGGGTGGAACCGGCGATCGAGACCTTGACGTCGCCCATGACTTTTTTTGTTTGCGTGGAGTATCTGACTCGATATGTCCTGTCGTTCGATTAACCCTATTGAAAACCCCCGACCAACAACATTAACTCCACGCCATGCTTGAAGAGCTGATCGAACACTTTGACAGCGTGGCCAAACTCCGGAACTACTTAGCGACCCAGATTCGAAACGAGATCTGGCGGCTCCGAGACACCGTCGGGGCAGAGGCGGGGCTCGATCTGTGTCGACAACTCCTTTTGGTCGACGATGACGTCGACTTTGCGCTGGTCGATAAAGATCAATGGAGCATCTACGTTGCCACCACCAGCGCGGCGTGGTGCGGGAAGAGGGACGTCGAGGAGTTTCTGAGCAGGTGGTTTACTGTCGCACCGCCTGAAGCGGGGACGATCGAACACGATCGCATGTACAGGATCGCGAAAAAAAGGATAGCATGAATCAAAACCAGCTCGTCGACTTGGGTTCCTCGACAAACTCGACGCACTCCTCCTCCTCGGTGTACGCCACGGCCGCCAGGAAGCACTTTGACCAGGGCTTTCCGATGTCGGCCGGAATGTCCTCGGCTTGAAGCGCCCCCTTGGGCAGATCAGGTTCCACCGCAATGTCAAATGCGACGGCGTGCCTCAACACGGCTTTGCGCCACTCGCTCGAGTACTTCTTGTTGACCAGCCACTCGCGGATCTTCTTGGCCACGAGCGGCTCGTTGTACGACCGAGTAAAATCAATGAGCAGCTTGGGGTCCTGAGACGACTCGACGACGAGCGCAGCGTTGTCAAACATGAGCCGCAAAAACGCGATCGTCGCCTCGTTGACAATGACCCCTCTTTCGCGCATACACATGTACGCCTCGATAAACTCGTAGTCGTCGTCAATCACTGTTGACATGGTCCACGCCAGCTGGTATCCGTCCGAGTCGCTCCATACCTGGCCCAGCCCGGTGGTAAGCGTGACAATCGGGGCGCACAGGGGGTTTTGCATGAGGACCTTAGTCGCCGCGATCTTGTCCTGCAAATCGGTGGTGTTGTACAACATGTGCGAAATCATGGCGGTCCGGATGTTCCGCGAGATCGGGGTCCCGGCTGGGATGAACCGGACGGTGTCAACCAGAAACCGCCCAGTGACGTTGGTCTGCCATTGTTCGTACAGCCAGTAATTCGTTGGTAGCGGCATGGTCGCGCTGAAAAAATCATCGTAAAAGATTGACGATGGCGGCGGCGAGATCAAGCATATGCGCCGCCCAAGATCAAGCAGCCGCTCGGGGACCGCGCTTTGGTTGAGCGGCGTGATGGCCCGCATAAAGCTCCACCAGCCGACCGTCGGGACCCACATGTGGTCCCACCACTGCTTGAAGGCTTGGAGTGGGTTGGTCGGCGTGACAAAATCGCACGCATATCGTTTCTCGAGAAGCTTTACCACGGCGGTGAGCAGCCGAGTGTCGTCCTCGGTCCGGTCACGTTCTCCAAGGGTCACCAGGTATTCAACCGCCCGCTCGGTCAGCTGGGTGTCGAGCCCAACACGGTCCGCCAAGTACAAGATCGCCGTTGCGATGCGCGGGGCGTCGGCTCGGATCAAGTCGGCGATAATTTCGATCCTGAGCGGTGAGCAGGCCAGAGCGGCGAGTGCCTGCCCCCAAATCCCCTCCGAGCCGGTGTTGTCGGCTTTTTTAAAGTCAATGGTGAACGCGCGGGCGCACGGGCTAAGCGACTCCCCGCTGACGACCGCGTCGCCACAGAAAACCCGCTTGATCAGAAGCGCCTCGATGTTCTTGGTGCATGGGTGGCCGGTGTCGTGCGCGACCCGGTACAGGTCGGGGGCGATCGCGTTGACCGCCCCCTCGCACCCAACCACGAGTTGGTGCCAGACCTCCAAGTCTACATAATAGCACAACATGCCAAACACCGTGGTGTACACGGCGACGACCCCAGGGTGAGTGGGTTGGCGGAGGTTGGACGCGTGACGAAACGCCGCCTTCGCCGCGTCCGCCGCGCCGCGGTCGCGGGGCACCCAATCCAGAACCGTAAGAAGATCGCTCTTGAGGTCTACAATGGACCCCGACGAGGTGCAGTGCTCGATGACGCGCTTGAGCGACTCGACATACTGCCCGTTTCTGGCCTTGTGCGTCAGGTCGTCGATTGCGGCCCGAGTCGGCGTCTGATTCCCGGCGTCGACGCACAGCCTAAGGTACTTGGCGGTCGAGGCCTCGCTCGGGAGCCATCGGTGAGGGGCCAACGCCGCCATGAAAAAGAGGTGTTCCCCCTCGACCAGCTCGATCGCCGTGTCGACGGTCGTGGCAGTAAGCGAAGGAATCCCTTTTAGGATGGTCTCCCATTCGTTCGGGTACGCCTCGAGCAGCTGGCGGAGCTGGTTGACCGTCGGTCGCAGCTTTGACAAGCCCGACGGAAGTGCGCGGGGGAACATTTCGACGTGTTCGGCCTCCTTGCACAAGATGTCCACCAGGCCCTGATGTGACTCGAGGTGCGGCGCCAGGGCCCCAACAATGTCGAGACCCCCGCAATAGACGTCGCTCATGGCGATGTACGCAAGCACGTTGTCAGAAAAAAACGGCGCGAGGCTCGTTAGGTTCCCGACGCCCACCCTCACATTTTTTTCCTCTTGGATCAGGGCCCAGAGCTCGGGGTTCTGGATCACACAGCTCACCATCTTGTCGGCGCGGATCCAGCACGGTGTGGCGCGGAGCCGCTTGTAGTCCTTGGCCGCAATCATGTACTCGACCAGACCGTGGCTGGGCGGGAGACCGTAGGACTCGAACGTGTCAAAGATTTTCCCGACGGCGGCCGCGTACAGTCCAACCTCTTTGGGGGGGTTGTTGTCGATCAGCTTGATCTTGCGCTGCGCTTCGTTCCACACGTTCGAATCATTGCTTGTCGGAATAAGACGGCGCAACACCACCGCGTCCGCCACCGTGGTCACCGGGATGTGGCGGTCAGGGATGTAGCTCCAGAACAGTCTCTGCATCTCAAAGCTCATCTTGGTCTCTTGGAGAATCTCTTGTAGCCCTCCAACGGTTTGGACCGTCGACGCCACATCTTTAAGATAACTTATGCGCTCGCGCACGGATTGTGACGAGAGCATGCCCGGTTTGAAGGGGGGGGTGTGCCCGGATTTTATTATAGTATGTCATTGATTACGATACGAACCAATTAATAGAAGGTTCATCCGCCGCCGAACCCACTGACCCGTGAACATAAAAGGTGTTAGATCACGAGAATGACGCCGCGCCGATCCGCGTGGGTGGTGGCGGGGATACTGGTGGTGTCGGCGGCGTGCATTGCGCTCTCGGTCGTATTCACAAACAGGGGTATCGCGTCGCAAACACGCGAGCGCGAGTACAACACCTTTTCCGAGCAGACATGCGTGGTGGCCCAAACCGCGAGTTATTTACAACGATGCACTAACGAGCCCGGGAATTGGGTCACGGTGGTGAACATCTGGGTCCGACCGCTGATCGCGTCGTCAGACGTCCACCCGGTGATGGCGCAGCTCAAGTACCCCATTGCCCTAGACTACACGGCAATCTCACCATGCCTCGACAGCCTCCAGTCGGCTACGTCTTGGGGCCGAAACCAGACGGCGCCGTACCTTACTAACCGAATGGTGGCGTGTTACGCCAACAAGCATTACAGAATAGTGTACCTCTTGCGGGACGCTGAGTCGTTTGACACCTGGAACTACGGGGCTGGGATCGCGTGCATCATTTGCATCATTCTCTTCACGGCGATCACGATTGGGAACGTCTGGCAAACCCGGGACAAAGATGTGGCAGCGGTGGGCCCCTTCCCGGAGCAAGTGCAGTCGCCCCATCGCACCCGCTCTTTTTTTGTGACGCCCGCCCCCTTCACTGACAGAAGGGTGCATTCTACCCCGCCCCCCGTGTACCACAACGAGCCCTCCGGTTATACGGATTCGGAGTAAACCGCGCCCTGCGATTTGAACCAGGCCTTTTGGATTTTGTTCACTTGCTTGTCCGAGTACCCGTGGTACTCGATCATCATCCCGCCAAAAGCGTCGGCGGCGTCGGTGTACCCCTCCTTTAGAATATCAATGCAGCGGTCGGCCAGCGCGTTGAGCTTGGGCTTCTCGAGCCCCCCTGGCTGGTCTGGGTTGTAGCGTATCAGGTAGAGCGCCCCGCCGTGGCGCTCCTGGATTTCCTCGAGCCGCTTCAGCTCGCACTGCGGGTTGTAGTACCGGTGTTGGTGCTCGTCCACCTCAAGCACAAACAGGACGCTGGCGCTGGCGATCATCACGTGCAAGTCGAGGTACCCGTCAGGCCGCCGCCGCGTACCGCAACCGAGCGGGGTATCGCGGACCCAGTGGCTCAGAAGCGCGCTCTGGTCCGCCAAATATTTGAACACGGCGCGTTCTTTGCTCCCAAAGTTGCTTCCCATGGCGCAAACCCCGCACAAATCCTCCTTGGCCCCGACCACGTACCTTGCGCAGACGACGCAGAACGGGCCTGTGTGCGTCTTGTAGTGGCGGTCGACGTCGAACTGAAATGTGGCTCGGTAGTTGCACCGGGGCTTGGGACACAAAAAGGTCTTTTCGGTGTGAATCATTTCGTGGCGGTACAGGGTCCCCCACTGCCTGAATGAAAGGCCGCACGCCGGGTGGGTGCACTGGTACGGCCTTTCATCGGTGTGGATCCGGGCGTGCAGGATGATACAATTTGTAAATTTGGCGGTGTAGCCACATTCCGGGTAAGTGCATAGGTACGGCCGCTCCTCGGCGTGGATCCGGGCGTGGCTTTTGAGGGCAGCCTTGGTCTTGGCGGCGTATTGACACCCCGGATGAATGCATTGAAACGGACGCCCCCCGTGAACAGCTGTAAGATGTGCCCGGGCCGCATTTTGGGTCAAAAAAGTCTTGTCACACCCCGGGCACAAGAAAGTCATTTAGCATGCCCCCAAAACTAAAAGAATTAGCAACATTTCAATTCGTTCAATGATTTACGATCCAGCGCAGGGTTAATTGGGTGTCTTAGGTCTCACAAACCCAACAGCTATGTCGTTCATGGGATCGTTGGTTGAGTTGGTAGCGTACCCCCATACCACTCCCAAAGAAAAGCGTTGGGCTGTCTTGGTCGAATCGGGGGTGATGCATTGGTCGGAAGCCTCTTGTATAGTTTGCGGCGTGGTCGAGTTTTGCGCGTCGGATCACGCCGACGCGTTTGAAAAGCTGCTAGTAGACGAATGCGCCAGCGGGTTTCAGTGCGTCCGGGATACGTCGAACAGGGTTCGGTTTCGGGTCAAACACTGGGACAACACCGTCCCGATCAAGGCGACGCGTCTCACGCGCGAGATTCAAAGCAGAATGAACGAGCTTCTCCGAGAATACATGAATTCTAGGACACTGGTCATGGCGATTGGCGACGGTTCTGATGGCCCCTCGAGCTCGTCGCAATGGAGCCTAGTCGACCACAAGCTCCCTACTGCCTCGACAGTAGAGTGGGAGCCTGACCGCGAAAAGTATGGCGAGCGTCACGCCGCCGTCATTGATCTGCACAAGTACGACGCGATTTGGGTAACGGCCAATAGCATGGTTCGGGTTAATCTTAAGAAGCAGGACATTGACCGCATCCTGTCGTGCGGGATGCGGTACCTGCCCATCTGGCTCTATGGGCCGCGCATCGACGACGTAAAGGGCGAGGCGACCCGGGCCAACCCGCCTCGCCCCCCGTTTTCATACAATACACAACTGTCGCTCCAGGCCCTCGCGGCCCGAGCGGTCCGGCGAGTCCCCGGATGGGATCACAAGCTTGCGCCACTACTTCCATTGGCTGCGCAGCGCGCCCTTCACAAATATTAAATCGTACAAACAATTTTATTTATTGTATCTCTAAGGACCCTGCGCGACAATCTTAGCGTCGCCCTGGAGGTCGGTCGGCGGCTTGATCATGCGCACCTTGGCGAGGTGATTGCGCAGCTTTGCGTCGCCCCAGTCCCGCGGCTTGGCCGGAAACAGCTTGACCTTGTCGGGCCAGTGGCTCGTGAGCCGCCCGGACCACTCGTCATTCGGGTCCATGATCCGCTTCCGCTTGCGGTCGGCGGCTTCGCGCTTCTTCGGGTCGGCCGGTGGGGGCCCCGCGCAAACATAGACCACGTTGCGGTATGTGCGGTCCTCCTCCTTGCGCCCGCACACATCATCGGGGAGCGGGCGGCTTCCAGAGTGAAAGGTGCGTGAGTCCCACACGATCTGGTCCCCCGCCCCACACGTCACGTAACGCTTTCGACCACCGCGCTCCTCGAGCCACGCCTCCTGCTCCGGGGTGAGCTTGTGCCAATCCTCCTTTTGGCTGGTGAGCCCAAAGGTTTTGGCAAAGTCTGCGAACGTGGGCTCGGGGGGCATGTCCCAGAACGCAAAGGTGGCGTCGCCGGGGCGCACTGGGTTGGCGTTGATCGAGCTCTGGATCGCGCGAAACGAAGGGTCCGAAAAGGCCTGGTCCACGTGGATCCACGACTTGCCCGGGCGCTGCGTGACCCCGCCGGGCATTACCGGGTGGAGTGTGATGTTGACGCCGTCAAAGCTGACGCGGAGTCCTACGATTGGGAGGTCGTGGGCGAACGCAAACATCTCGAGCACCTTGGGGTGCGTGCGCACAAACCACGCATGAGCGCTGTGACCAAGCGTGTGTTGGATCAGCCCGCCATGCGACGGCCCCATCATCATGATTGACTTGTACGTGGTCGGATCGCCGTACTTGATCGGTACGTCAAAATCCGCCGTCGCTTCTTCGAGCGCTGCCCACATCATGTCGTTGACCTTGGCGCACTCTTCGGGAGTGAGGACCCCGCGGCGGATAGCGGCCCCGTGCTCGCGCACAATGGCCATCACCTCCTTGGGGGTGTCCCCCACCAGCCCCTCGTTCCCATACGTGTACTTGACCCCACCCACCTCATAGGTCACGTCTCCCATCTTGTCCCGCCGGTTGTGCGGTGGAATGTGCTCTGTCATTAGCGTTATTTTGGATGATGACGCATCAATTAATAAATTGATGCGTCATGGGTGTGGCCCGAATCTCTTCTCCGATCGGACCAAGCAAGGCTGCTATAGCTCGCGCAAGCACTGCGTGTACATTGAATATATCGAGTAAATCTCGGGTCAAGCGCGGCCCAAGTAGGTTGCGGGAAGCTTGAGGTGACCAAGTACGCGCGCCCGCCGCATAGGGTCGCCCCGTCGGCGGCCCAAGACAGCTTTGGCCAGCCCGTCGACGTGCATCTTGGGGTGAAACGCCTTGGGGAACATCATAAAGTGTTGACACACCATCCGGACCCGAGGCGAGTCGTGATGCATTTTGGGGTACGGGTGCATATACAGCCTTGCAAAGAGCATGTCCACAACGATCGAAACCAGACCAGGCTCGTACTCCGCAAGATGACGCATAAACAGGTGCATCGTCGCGGCGTTGGGGTTCTGCCCGGTCCCATAGGGTCCATCGAAAAACGCATTGACCTTGTCAATGTTTGATTTGCGGCATTCCTTGGCTAAATTTGATTCCATCGAGGCCGTCTCGAATGCTAAACGCTCACCATTGTCGCCATCGATATAACGCCATGTAGACCACGTCGAGCCAACGAATTTGGGATGGCCCAAGTCTTTTAGAATGTGTTTGGTATGGGCTTTGTAATCCCATATACAACATTCGGGGGTGCATGAGTAGCTTGGGGCACGATACGTCTGCCCCAGCAATTCGAGAAGGTTCCGCCGCATCTGGATCCGCCTGACCGCCATCAACATTTCATCGTCACAATTCAAGATAAAAAAAAGGACGGTGTAGTCTCGGCTTTGGCTCATCGTGTTTTATGTTACGTCGCGTAACGCTGATGTTATGCAACGTATAATTGGTGGATTAATGATCCCAAAATTGTGCGTGCACAACCTTTTAAACATTCGCGAGACGGGGGGGTTGGGGGCCGAGATGGACAAGGACAACCAGGTCGAGTTTGGCGACAGACACGTCGTCGCGAGCTTCCACTTCCAGGGGCAGTGCAAGCAAGAGTGGTGCGATGACTGCGGAAAAAAGCCGTGGCCCTGGCAAAAGCTAACGACGACCACCTTCTACCACGCTCCGCAGAGCGACAGGGTAGAGCAGTGCAACGCGTGCGGCCTCAAGCGAGTCAAGTCGCCGTGCGACGGCTGCGAGGACATGGGGTACGACGAGTGCATCCCCGAGTGCAAAGATTCGTGCTTTTACTGTTGTGCTCGACCCATGTTCATGACGGGAAGCTACAGGCTGTGCGGTGGGTGCAACAACAACGCCAAAAACGACGCTTCCAAGGGTGCGCTCACGGCGTATTGCTCCTCCCTGTGGTGGAACGCGCAAGCGTAGCGATACGGAGAACATAAACGGAAACGTTACCTACCGATATCCTTGTCCGCATCATCGCGCTTCTTTTTTGCGTCCAGTCGGAGCAGCTTGACCTCAATCCACGCGTTGACGCGTCCAGGAGACATGATGGATCGCCGCGCTACAAAATCGCGGTCGTCGCTGTCCAACTGGGCCCAGAGAACGCAGCAAATCCCGTTAGGGCGCCGCGCCGCCCGCCACGAGCTTGACTTGCCAGCGCAGACCATTTCTTCGAGAGAGCGGTTGTGGCGGGCGGGATTAATTGATCTTTGACCCCGGGTTAACCATTGCCTGAATCAGCTGATGCGTCATTCCCAGTCGATGTGGGTCACCGCGGTGGACTGGATCGACTGGACCCCGACGGCGCGGGCTGTAGTGTTGCCCGATGGCGACGTGTTGCGCATCGTTCCCAAGGGGGCCGTCCGAGCTGACGTCTACCGCACGGCCAACAACTCCCGCCGACGAATCATCCTCTCGATCCATCAGTTCTTTGGTGACGCGTTTTCAATGTCGGTGTTGCGCAGCGGGCGAGTGCTCATTGTCAACAGCCGATGCAAGACCCATGAGCTCGACACCGACACCGGGATCTTCAAGGATCTGGGGGCGATCCCTCGCGAGGCGCCGGGCGCTGTGAAGTGGGCAGCGCAGGCCACGATGCCCTCTGGCGACGTGTTCTACCTGTCGTCGGACGGCGCGTCGATCTTCCAGGTGGCCACGCACAAATGGGAGCCCCCAGCGACCCGCCCTCCTTTCTTCGACGCGCCTTCGCCAGTCCAGGCGTGTGAAATGGTGGCGCTTTGTGGCGGGCAGCTTTTTCTGTTTGGAATTCACGTTGACGGGACCGGGCTGACGTACACGTACGACGAGCCCACCGACACATGGACCAAGTTCACCGGGCTGTGCGACCGGTCAGCGCGGCGGATCGCGGCGATGTTGGACGGTCGGGCACTAGTGTGCAAGCTGTGGGGAGGGGTCGACATCTTTGACCCATTGACCGGGGAGTGGGCACCCGTGACGCTTGAATTGTGTGAGCTCCACATGCCTTTCTACGCCCTGCCCGCCGAGTTTCCCGACGGCGGTGTCGGGATTGTAGGGCGCACTGTTGCGCCGCCCAACCCGCAAAACCCGATGCAGGGCAACCAACTTTTGTACCGGATCGACACTTACACCGGAAACTCGGCGTGGACAACCAAGCTTCACCCGACCCTCCCGACCCGTCTCCGTCGGCGGGCAACCGAGATTCTTTTGATCTCGTCGCGAATCCGCTCACTCGGAAACCTGCCCTACCTGATAGTCCAGACGCTTAGCGCCGACAAACTCATGTAACGTTCGTAAATGTGCAACAAATAATTTGTCTTTTTTTTCACCGTTGCAACGGTGAAACAGAGCGATCAAAAATGTCTCGCGCCAAGTCGGTACTCTGCCTCGACATTGACACAGTGTCGCCCGAGTTGATGGCCGAGATTATCGGGTCACTCGGGGTGTACAAGTGGGCGTGGATCCACATGTACCAACGCGGCGACAAGCCCGCCAACGAGTTTTCGATTCCGCTCAACAAAACCACGATTGATGCAGCGTCCAGTATCAAGATGTACCGGCTCCCCGACGAAAGCCTGTGGGAGGGGCCGCCGTTGGTGGCGTACATTTTGGGGACGGTTAACGGTCGGAAGAACTCGGACCCGTTTGACTTTGCGCTCAACACCATCAAGGAGGCGCTCAAGGGGTCCCCGGTGTCCGGGTTTGTCCCCAAAATCGTGGACAACCAACCGGTGATTGTGACGGGTCAGGAGATTGAGGGCGACAACATCATCAACACGGTGGACAAGCTCCGTGATTTCATGGCTCCGCCTCGCCCCGCCCCCGCCCCCGCCCAGCCGTCAAGGGGCGGCGGTAGGGTGAACCCGCAGGCCCCCAACCTAGGCAACCTAGGCAACCTGATGGGTCAGATTTTCGCAGCGAACCTCCCGCGCCAGCCAGGACAGCCGTAACCAGCCTCATTTACTTGATTTCGTCCCAGTTGATACCGACACACACCGAGCTGGTAGTGTCAGCCGTTTCTAAAGTAAATGAAACAGTTCTTCCTGGCGGAACGTGCAACGCGTTATCCAATGTGAACTGAATCGTTTGCGATGTGTTGTGGAGCATAACACTGACCGCGGTGCAAAACCCTGAGCTAATTCCGTTCATGTCATGGCTGTAAAATAAACTGCCCAAACCCCGCTTAATTCAACGCGTTAACGCAAGAGAGAACAAAGGTATTTACTACGTCATGAAGGTTGTCGTGTGCTCCAGGTCGCCAATCAAGTACGAAGCGGCTGAACGAGCGATCGCTCAGCTGGATCTTGGGGAAGGGGTCGAAATCATCGGGGTCGACGTCCCCTCGGGCGTCTCGGATCAACCACAGGGGTTTTCCGAAATCGACGCGGGGGCGGCCGGGCGCCTGAGCCGAGGGCCCAAGGCCGATGTCTTGATTGCGATGGAAAACGGGATCATCACTTTTGGCGGCCGTGTGTACGACGTGGCGGTGGTCAAGGTGGAAATCGAAGGCGCGGTTGGGACCGCCACGTCGGTTGGGGTCGAGGTTCCCGATACCATCGCCGAGGCCGCGAGAGAGCCGGGCAAAACGGTGGGCAAAGCGCTTGTTGAGCGGATGGGAGGCGGCGGCGATCACCGCGACCCGCACTCCGAGTTAACGGGCGGCCGAAGATCGAGAGTCGACCTGTTGACCGACGCCATCGTCGTGGCGTACGGGATCGCCGAGCGCAAATAAAATCACTCGTACGAATACGAATACTTGGCGCGAGGAGTGGCGTTGAACACGAGTCGGGTCCGCTTGAAGTCCCCGTTGTCCTCTTCCGAAAACACAATGAGGACGTTTTGCTCCTTTCCGCACCCCATGCACGCAAGCCGCGTCTTGTGCGCCCAAGCTCGAACCACCTTGAACTTTGGTACCTCTTTGCAAAACTGGCACACAAATAGGCCGCGATGATCGGTGACCCGCAGCCTGCCCTTGTTTTTTCCTCTGTCAGCGGGAGGCGACGTTGCGTCGGCGACCCTGGCGCACTTAAGGCACGCGTCAAGCACGTCGCCGTGGGGGCACCCCATGTGCGTTTAAAGAGGTACTGGAATGATTTAATGGGCAAAGTCTGCTAGATTGAATTAAAACGCCGCCGGCGTGGGTTCTTAGAGCATGTTGGACAGAACAGCGACTCTTTCTTGAAGCGGTACCCCGTGCAAAATTTCCCATTCTCTAGCCGAGCGCTGCACATGTCGTCGCTACGCTCGGGGTGGTAGTCGTGGAGCAGCCCAAAGATCCGCGTGGGGTAATCGTCAACAAAAGCCATGTGTGCGGTTCCGGGCTGGTGATAGAAGCAGCGATCGGACCCCTTGAGCGGATTCTTACGACAATACTCGTCGCTCACCTCCTTGACATAGACCCCGCACTTGCCCCGTTTGAGCAAGGCTAGTCGCTCTTCATCGGTGAGCTCGGGCTCAACCTCAAGGCGGCTGGGTTGGTGCACCTTGTTCCACGATTCTGACACGATTTGGAACCGGCGGGTGGCGGTCGGATCGGCCTGGTTCCGGTCGGGGTGGTTCTCCAGACACCATTGATGGTACTCCTTTTTGGTCCCGAGTCCGAGATACACCAGAAGTTCAGCCATAAGGGGTTGTGGTTTAAAAATTAACCCCCCCCCACAAACAATGCGATGTTATAGGTTCTACCATTTTAATGCACGCCCGCGCCACACATACAACGTGGCCAAGATCAACGACAAGATCGACGCGATCATCGCCAGACAAAAAACTATATTTTGCTTGATTGGTTTTACTTTTGGAATGGTTTCTGGGTCAGTGTTTGACCCGGCCATTAGGCGCGCCACTTGATTTTATTTTGGTTTGCAGAGCCGCCGCACCCGCTCCGCCGACGGGTACGTTTTGTACGCGGAATAAACGCCCTGATTGACCGAATTGTCGGCCGCGTCTTCGTATAGGATAATTCGCTTGTGATCAGGCGTAGCGACCGCCGCGACCTTGGGCACGTCGTAATCGTGGTACACCTGAGCCCCAGCCAGGCACTCGCACTCCCAGGTCCGCTTGGACCCGTCAGCCGCCGGAACCGCTCGACACTTGCCCATCGCGATGGCGTAGTAACACTCCTCGTAACACTTCGAGTCAATTCGGTCGATCAGCGGGATCCGAAAGTCGAGCGCGGTAAAGTAGATGAACAAATCCGGGTCGTGAAAGCTGTCGATCGTGCACCGCTTGGACTCGGGCGGGGTGATCTTGTCGGCGACGAATTCGTCGAATCCCCACCCGTCACCACCGCACACCTCCTTGTACAGCGATTTGATTTGGGGCAAGTCGTCGAGCAAATCGAGCTCGCAGTGGGTCCCGGGCTTGTGAAATGTCATTCCCCCGCCGACCCGATACGCCCCCCATAGCGGGAGCGCGTAGGTCAAAAACGGGCGCTCGCTGGCGCACGTGATCCGCCAGTGCTCGATCGCGGCGGCGTCGGCCTGGGTCGGCGGTGAGTCGGCGTCGCGGATCGCCACCACGTCGGCGTCGGGGTACAGCGCCAACACCTTGAACCGCGCGTACAACGGAGTGATGTAGTGGTGGTGGTCAGTCGCCTTGGCGATCTGCTCCATCTTGAATCGGTGCACTGTGACTGACGGGTGCCCGGTCACCATACTCAACACCTTGGCCCAATGCGGGTGCGTCTTGATCAGGGCGGCCTCGACGTCATCAGCGAGCATCAGCGCGACCGTGTATTCCGGAAGGTGGTGATCGCACGCACGAACGCATTCGCGCAGCCCCGCGATATACCGGCTCCACTGGTCAACATTGCCCCAATTGACGATGTAAAACGTGAACGACACCACTCTGGCTCCCATGTCCCCCCCTTTATTAATGGGTTGTGCCCTGTGGTTCGCTTGGGTCATCTTGAAATATTGCTAACGCTGCAATCGTAAAATTAACACATCATGGCGGGGAGGGGAGTGCGGGCGCAGCGAGCAAGTCAAGATCAAAAGGTTTGTCAAGTACAAACCCGAGTAGGTTAGTAATGTTTATTTTGTTGTTCGGGGGTCCTCGAAGACCCTGACCCCGACCAAACGTTTTCAGAGCTCATCGCGGCCATGACGCGATGAACACATTAGATGAACTGCAAAAACATGCACCGGTCAGGGTGATCAGCCTGGAGGCGCAGGTTGTGATCAAGGCAATCCTTGTGCACTGTTGAGGTTAGGCCAAAATTGTCCACCTCCCACCAGTTGGCTTGGTGGGAGATGGAACGATTGCACACCATGCACAGAGGGCGACAGTGTTGAAAGTGGGCTTCGATACACTCGTTCAGCCGCTCCCGTGAACGAATTGTCAGCCCGCACGTCCTGCACATGTACGACATTTTTTTGTGCACGACGCAGTATTTAAAAAAAAGCCTGGCGATGGGGCAGCGTTTCTCCGAGCCGGTGAGAGGGCGGGCGTGGCGAGACATTGTTGATGCGCTGCGCAAGTACGACCCGGGCGCGGTGGCCTACCCCGGAATCATCGTGACGGGTGAGCAGCCGGGCGAAATACACACTCAACGGTCCGGATTTTACCCACGGTTCCGGATCGGGGACCTGGTGGGAAGCATTTCGACGATGCTCATACCAATTCACCCCCAGGTCGAGGCCGACGGGATGACGCTCGTGTCGATAGCGGGTGTAGACGACCCCCGTCAAATCGTGATCCGGTCGACGCGGCGGCGGGTCGTGGTCCGGAAGGTGCACCCCGATGTGCTCAAGACGGCCGTGGCGTCGATCTCGGCCAACTACCTGTCGAGAAACGCTGTGCGGGCGCAGATCGAGTTTTGTAGGCGCGAGATCGACATGAGCAAGACCGACGGGAACCTGGTGTTGCCCCACTCCCTCTCGGAGGAGCCGCTGTACATGACTAGGGTCATGTTTTACCTTGATAAGATCCGGCTGCAAATGCGCCCGGGGGTTACCGCCGAGGAAGTCCGGGACGCGCTGCGGCGAACTCACGTCGGGCTGGACACGATGATGGTGGGACTGCTCGGGGCGGACGACACCGAGAGGCGCTGCGTGGCGGTGGGTGAGGACCGCCGTGGGTACACGGTGGTTGAAATAACACCCCGGTTAGCGTCGCTGCCCGTGGCGCGCTGTATTCGAAAGCTAAGCAATGCGAGCGGGTGGCTCGAGCAAGAGCCCGTAGGGCTGTGGTGGGGCCAGGTGTCGGCGTAGACATTTATTCAGACTCTACATTCTCGCTGCGCGCCCGCGCCACACCACAAAGTTGTCCTGGCTGTACCCATTCCGATGGATCGCAAAGTCGATGCGCTCAAAGTGGAGGGCGTAATCCTTGATCGCGTCCATGTAAAGCTCGCACACCATGACAGAAGCCTCCGCCTCGATGCTCTTGTGCAAAAAGGCCCCGCATCCAAACGCGCTCAGAAGCACGTATTGATGACCCGCCCTTATGCACGTCTCGAATTGCGCGCGGATCCGGCGGGCCATCGATGCGCGGTAGCTGACCCAGTCGAATCGTTGTCTGACGGAGCCGCTGACCCCGAAATCGACGTAGCCTCGGTGGATAGCTCGCGTATCAACGGCGGCCGACCGCAGCTCGTAAAACGGAACGGCCCGGATGCGCTTGAACGAGTGGGCCACATCGATCATCCCGTCGTCCAAGTACACAATGGCGCCCTTGAACAGGCAGCGCGGCCGCTCGCGGATGTGCGCGGTCTCGCCGAGCGGCTTGCGGTACTCTGGCGGGTAGAGAAGTCGCTCGACACTCATCTCGAGCCCCTCCTCCAGGCCGTACTCGACCGACGCGGTGGATCGCTGGTGCATGTTCTCCTCCTGCGCAGCGCATCCGGGCCCTCCCCCCGGGCTGTAGGCGTTGGCCATGTTGAGCACAACGTACGCGGCTCCTTTGTTCGCCATGAACAAGTGCGTGAGGATGTCCCCCCAGTCTCCTTCCCACGCGGTGGCCCTGGGGCCCATCGAAAAGCTTGACGCAGGCCTGGGCGGGATCGGGTCCATGTTGGTTCCTTGCGCGGTGCGGCGCCTGTTTTCGTGCGCCTCGACATAGATGTACGTGTTTCGCGATTGCCCGATGGTGTCCTTGTGCGCGTCGAGGCGCTCCTGTCGCGCGTTCATGGCGACAGGATTGTGGTCCGCGCCCTTTGTTAAAATATTAAAATGTATGTTTTATTTGTTTGCAACTTGGGTTAAAAATGACTCACCCATTAAAATTGATGACTCACCATGAATGCCAAATTGGGAATTCGGACTTATGACTCAGCCGGGCGAACACAACCGGGTGAGCGTCCAATCCCATCCCGTCAGTCACGCATCTCACAAA